TCACATGCTGTCTCCTTCAACAACACCATGATCGCATCCGCTTGCTGATCTATAGTTGAGTAGGAGTCACCCTTCTTTAGCGCCGCAACGATTCGATCGCGAACCCAATTATCCTCGCTCATCTTTGGCCTCTCCTCTTCCCCGCCTTCGCGAGGACATGGTTTGACTCAAACAGAGAAGGCGCTGCGGAGTCGCCCCCGCAGCGCCTGCATTACTTACCGGCGAGCGCGGGTTGCCCTACGCGCAGGCGGTGCTGTTTCCTCTTCGACTTCCGGCTCCCTTGCGCGAGCCGGTGCCGCCTCCTCAAGTGGCTCAACCGACGCAATCTCGGCACGCTTTCCAGATGCCGGATCGCGAGGGTTGACAGTCTGCCGAACCCTCAGACGGGCACGACAACCCATCCAATCGTTCGGGTCAATCGACGTAGTGTTCGCATCCAGCCCAAGGGCTTCAACGAACTTGCGCAGATTGAACAGCGCACGACGGTCTTTGCCGTCCCTCGGCTTGATTTGCCGATTCCAGAACAGGGCGGCACCGTCTTCGAAGTCGTCCTGAATGTCAGCAGGAATCTCGTCAGGCTGGATGATAAACCTGACCGCGTAGTAAGCGTTACCCTTGGCAGACGTACCAACCTGCACGTCCTGGACTTCGCCCACGTAAATTCCGGGCGGCAGCTCTGCAGGGCGCTCAATATCAGAGAGCGACTCCTCCAGTTCGATCACGTCAAGGCTTTCGCCGTCGTCAATCATTACAATTCCTCCTGATGAGCAAGTCGGACAGCACCTGCTCACAACGGGTTTCAGATACTCACTGTCCTGAGCCGTTCGGGTTAATCTTCATGCCCTTCTTGGCCCATTCGCCATACCATCTCGCTATGGTCATCTGGCCCTTGTCAGGCAATTCCGCATTGTACTTCAACTCAAACTCTGCCTCACTGCTACTCGAAAACATACGCGACTTCATCGGTCTTCGGAGACGCACCGAGCGCACCGCCAGCCTTCGATTTTCCTTGTTTGCCGACATATGCCATATCTCCGACAGACGGAATGTTACATTGTTGACCAACTGTCCTCCAAGCATGATGCTTATGTGACTCACAACTTCCTTACCGTCGCGAATTTCCATCACAGGATCGGCTTCGTGCGCAGTAGCAATCAGATGAACTCCATGCTTCGCAGTCACCCTGAGCAATCCTGTCAGTACCTTCAGCATTAAGGCATTGCGAGCACCGTACGCAGACTGCCCTGGCTCCTCAACCGTCGGTATGAAACCGCGTCTACCTGCTCCGATACCCATCTCTACCGACCGCTGCAATGCCATATACACCAACGCTGTTACTGAGTCACACACAACTGTCTTGATGTCAGTATGCTGCGAGAGTATCTGGTCTAATCCAAAAGGATTGTCGCTTTTCCCGTGCTTGAATACCTCCTCTGGTGTGAGTCCTGACAAGTCAGCCACACGAACATCAGAACGATGCGCGACTGACACATGCTCTTGATCGCCAAACGACAGCCACAGTTTGTTTCCAGGTGCTGTTGCCGCGAAGGTGGTCTTTCCACAAGAGGATGGTCCCCATATGAGCACAGCCATTCTTCGAGGCGCTTCTGCTCCAGTCGTTACAGCAACTGGCCCTATCTTGAAGGGCAATAGCGCCATGGCCTACCTCTTTCCTACAGAATCTGCCGGTATCACTATTGCTGTTTGAATCAAACTCTCCTGCATCTTCGCAATCCGTTCGAGAACCACAGCTATACGCTCAAGCCGTGCACCGATAAACATAGCCGCACCAAGAATTGCATCCACGTCACCAAGCCTTGGCGTATCCTCTTCGATTGCATGTATCGCGTCGAGCAGTTCGTCCACGACAAGTACATTCATGTCAGTCTCCCTCCGCTGCTAGCTCCGATGGGCTTGACTTTGCAGGGACCATTTCGTTCCATTGCTCGACCCTGCCATCTTGGGTATCGCAGCAGAACGACAACAACGAACATGGTCGAAAGTACCGATTGCAAGAATGCGTATACCGTGGCGCATGTTCATAGTTGTCCTTATACTGCTCGTACATCTCCGCCGTGTGCCTGAACCAGAATGCCCAACGCTGTAGCTGTTCGCCTGTCCTATTCGTCACCAAAGGCCACACGTCTTCGCCCTTACCTGTCGGCTTGATCTTGAGCCCCAGGATGCGTGCGTTGTAGATGTCGAACCCATACACAGACGCGGCGCACGCAAGGTAGCCTGTCACCTGGTTCGACAACTGAAACGACGCCTTCCAGCCTGCGTCCAGTCTCGATGCTGTCTTGTTGTCTTCGAGCGTAGAGAACCCCTTAGCGTTGTTGTACGTCAGGCCATCGAACGTCCCGATGAACCTAAACTGCTTACCGTCATCGTACGTCAGCACCACATCGAACGTGTTTTCGATCCCAACGACGGAGTTCGGATTCTTCTTGTCCTGTACATAGATCGGGAAGTTGGACAAGGTAGGCAAGATGGTATCGATATACACAATGCACGCCATCTCCATGTTGCCCACAGTCCTGATCTTATCCTCTGGGCTGTCTTCCCAGCCACTACTGCGCAACATCTCGAACGCAAGTACCATCATCGACTCGCGATCATTCTTCTGATCGTCTGCCTTGTTCCAGCACTTGCGCCATCTGTTTGAGTCAAACGTTTGATCGTAGTAGCTTCTCTCTTGCTTCGGCTTGCCGAACAAACGTGTTGCTGTCGATAGGGCGTGCTGCGGCAATTGCTGCACTCGATGTAGTTGCCATATGCGGAGCGCGGCGAACACTTCGTGCATCAACGCTCCCGCCTCCAGCGCCATCGACCGGGCCGTTGTCTCGTACTGCCTCTGTGCTGATACCGCTCCGTACGTCGGGCACGTGTTGATGTTCGTCAATCGACTGTTCGAGAACGGGTGCAGCAGCTTCTGTGCGGCTGTCGTTGGCGTGATCGACACTATCTGGTGCTGTCCCGGCCCCCGGTCGCGGACCTGTGGCTTCGCTCTTTTCGTAGCCAGCTTTGGCATCTAAGTACCTCCTGAGTTGTTCCTGACAGCCCTCGACCACGATCATAAACTTGGCTGGGTCTGCCCCTATGTTCCTGACGGAGAACTCCAGCGCATGAAGCGCCTCATACAGTTCGGCATCCTCCTTGGCATCGAAGTACACTCCGTCGTCAGCAAGGAACCCTGTGACACGTTTCATTTCTTCTGCCTCTGCAAACTTTCCTCGCATCGCTTTGCCAATATCTCAGCGACTTCACGAGGAAGCACGACATGCGCCAATGTACGACCTGACGGGCCACGCCATAACAGTTGGCTATGTATCTCTGCAATCGCCATCTCTAGCGCCTCTAGCGTTTCCATTTCGCCTGTGCCTCCTGTGCCTGTGATGTGCAGCCCGCCGGGGAGGAGCCATTGGTGGTGGACCAACCCGGCGGGCCTCTCACCTGACCTCACCGTCAGGCAAGCCCTATTTCTGTGTCGTAGCAGCTTTCACCGCCCACATCGCGGCGTCTTCGTAGTGCGTCATAGCCAGTGCCCACAAACGAGCCTCCTCCGACTCAACGCCCTTGTCCTGCTCGTCATGGCACAAGTCGATCAGATCGGCAGAGTACCGCTTGATCTTCGTGACAAGATCGTTCTTGGACGGGTTGAAATCTTCCCGTACCCGTGATGCACCTAGACTTCCTGCTGGCATTTAGTTATCCTCCTGCTATGTGTGTGACTCAAACAGTGGCCCGCCGGGGCGTTGATGGACGGGACCCCGGCGGGCCTGTACGCTGGCAGAGCGGGTACTATGCCAGCCTACGGTTACGACGCCTACGAGCCATCCCCACCAGCCCAACAAGGCCAGTACCGAACAGCCACGCACTCGCCGGGAGCGGAGTAGTCGCCAACGTCGCCTCGAAGTTCCGCAGCAACACGTTAGCATTGCAGCCAGAACCGCACTGGTTCACACCAAGACCGGAATAGAAGAAGTTATAGTTGTCGTAGCCACCGGCCAAGGTGTGGAAGCCTTCCTGTCCACCCGGATCAGTCGAGCTTGCGAGCAGCGTGAACTGGAACGGGTGCGCATCATTGCTCCCGAACACCTGCCAACCTTCGTTCTGGGTAGTCGAACCCATCTGGAAGGTGAAGCTGTTGAAATCCAACAGCCCAAGGATACCATCCAGGTTCAACTGGACGAAGTTGCCGCCGGTGATTTCGTGATCGCCGGACGCATCGTTGTTGAGGCCGAGACCATTCTCGTCACCGCCACCGTTCTTGCCGTAGAGCGCAGTCGC